TCTTCCACGATCTTTTTAAATTCCGGAAGTATTACATTCTTATCGTTTAAGAAATCTTGACCCGCCCATAAGGGTAATAACACTGTTTTTTTGTTTTCCATAATTTTAGGTTTGATTGATTAGGATAGAAATATAACCAATCGGTTTGACACCAAAAAATTATTTCACAATTAGTTATTAACAAAGTTATTAACCTTTATCTACGTTTACATTTGCCTAAGATAAAATCTTCAACCCATTGTCCGCTTGCCCAGGCCTGCTTGACCTCGGGTTCGGTATAGGAAAAATTATGTCTTGTTGCCCAGTCTTCTACCATTTTTAGATAGGGCCAAAATCCTGGATCTGAATCCCGGTCTTGACCTCGGGTCCGGTCAATCTTTTCTTGTACCCTGTCTTCTGTTCCGCCTTTGCGTCCGCCTTTTCCCATAATATTATTTCTTATTTAAGTCTTTTCCGGATTTAGGTACCAACAATTGGATTAGGAATACTAGACCCCAAGCCTGCAGTGCAGAAATCTGATTTACTCCGCTAAAAATTTCTGGTACCAACCAGTTCCAGAGCCATTTAACTGGAAAAGCCATTATTACCGAGGCAACGAATCCAATCGCGAGCGCTCCAAGTAACTGAACAATCTGTTCTTTTCTATTTTTCATATTGTATTATATTTTATATTTCTCAATTATACTTATCTTACCATAACCAAGGTTCCTGTGCTCTAGACTTTAGGAGAGCTTTAACCCGACGGTAAAGAATCCGTTTTTCTACCCCAACCTTTTTCTCCAATAGATCGGCTAAGATCCAGTTCCAGTCAATTAGACCAGGTTTTCTTAGTGCAGTCTCAAGAGTCTGATCGATTATATCTTTTGGTTCCCGCATAATTCTTCTTCTAATTTTTCCCAACCTAACTCCTTAAGTCTAACGGTTATTTCATGCGCCCATTCAAACTCTTCTTGGTCTATTGCCTCGGCTCTTGCGAGGACCAAGGCTTCAACCACTCTGCTCTCTAAATACTCTTCTAATTCCGGATACCAATCCGCCGCCGTGAGACTTGAATCCCGGACTTCAGATTCCAAACCGCGAATTGCCCAGGCTATCCGGTGCCAGTCGCGGCCAGACTTCTCGAGAATTCTTAGGAATTCTGCAACCAAGGTTTGTAATAACATCTTCTACCTAAATTATATTTTACAGAAATCTTATACTCTATCCAACCACAAAGTTTAGATCCAAAAAAATGCATAGGCTAAAGGAGTTAAATGCTTTTTTCTCTAGAGCAGGTTAGGTTAAGCTTAACTAATTTTCGGCGGGGTCTAATACTTTTCGGCGGGGTCTAACCGATTTCGGCGGGGTACCTACCAACTAGAGCCGGTCCAGCCTAGGCCAAGTCTCTAGAGCCTGAACCGGCCGCGCCGAAACCAGCCCAATTTCGGCGGCAGCACCGACCGGAGTCCGGCTAGCTAGGAGCAGGCTCCATGCTCGGTACCGAGCTAGCAACTGACCAGTCGGCTCCTGGCCTGCCACCGGGCTAGCTGTCCCGGGAGCAGTAAAAGTGAACTACTCCCGGCCCAGGAGCTGCCCTGGGGACTGCCCTGGCGGTCACTACCGGAGCAGCCCAGGGGTACAATATACTGCCCCCGGGTGACTCCGGGAGGTGCCCCAGGAGTGACCTTGCTGACATAAAAAAAGTACTCCTGGAGGCCGGCCGCAGCACTTTACTTTTTTCCGGTTTCTCCACGGACCAGGATTCACCGGATATCCCAATGTGCCCAAGAGCTCCGCCGAAATTCTCCCCAGGCTGGGGGACGGTTTGCTGGGCTCATTCAGGTATTCACACTCTACCTGGAGCAAATTCTCCCCCAGGTTGGGGGTCTACCTAAATATAAATAACCATATGAAATCTTATATTCCCAAATTTAATACTTTTTCACTAACTGAAAGCGACCAGGTACCAGTACACCCAATCCTAAAAAAGCTTAGGCTTATCCGGTTAGGGCTATTAAATGAAAAGATTACTGTAATCAAAGCTACCTTACGTTGGGAAAATATTGGACTTAAAAATCCACTATTTGGTAACCCATTACCCTTTGTCAATTGGAGACTCATTGATGACTATCCCAAGGACCTTAATCAATCACAGGCTGAACAAGACACCTGGGTAGATTTTCCAGATAATATTCCTGGCTTCATGGAGGCTTATGGCCGCGAAGGCGATACTGAAATCGTTGATGAATGGTTATTAGAAGAAGCCTGGCAACACAATGCGCAGGTCCTATGGATCTCAACCGATAATGTCTGGCGAGTTGTGGAAACAGGCGAATTTCTACCCCCATTAAATAAAATATAATCAAGAAACTATGCATACCTATATTAAATCATTTGCTCTTTTTGAAACGGTATATGCCAAATATGCCAGACTTAAACGCCTTGGGCTGGTTTCAGCAACCCGCGATAATTATATTGCTGGGTGTTGGATTCAGGAAAAGGACCGTGAGCGGGCCAAAACCCTAGTTGACTCGGCAAACCCAGTAAGTAAAGCAGTTTCAATGTCTAAACTAATTACGGATCGGGAAAAATTGGTTCGCCGAGCCAAAGCCGTTGTGTCAGCCCTAAAAAGATTTAAACCTGACCTATTAGACGAGGTTTTTGAACCATTTGCAAAACGCATGGCAGAAATGGGATTTGATGAAAATGCAATTTATTATACACTTGAAACCGAATTCCCGCATTAAGTTATAATATAAAAATTGGGCGTGCTTGCACCGCCGCGGTTACCCCCTTAGGCGGGGCCGGAAAAAAAGAGGAAAGAAAATGTTGAAACCGTTCCAGGCTTGGATAACTGAAGCCTACACTGAAAACGCCGAAACTGAGGTACTACACGAGGCTCTGCAATACCATTTAGCGGCTGGGCTCTCGGTTTGCGAATCAGTCTTTAGACCCGGCAGTCTTGCCCATCAGCGATTAATTGTTGAGGCTCGTGCCATTTGGGAAACTGGAGAGATTGACCTATCTAGTATTGATCAGGACCTGTTTGGGAATACTGACCTGGGCCTAACTGCCCAATTTGAAGGCCGGACTATCTTACTTGACTTTCCAATTTTTGAAGCCGAGTACCAGGGTAAAACCGTAGAAATTGGTAAACCCAAACGCGGTGGAGCCAAGAAATATCATGTCTATGTAAAGAACCCGGCCACGGGTAAAGTCAAAAAAATTGCATTTGGCGATGTTCACGGCGGACTTACTGCAAAGGTTAGTAATCCAGCCGCGCGTAAAAGTTTTGCGGCTCGCCACCAGTGCCATCTTAAAAAGGACCGTATGAGTGCAGGTTACTGGGCTTGTCGTATTAATCGCTATGCCCATCTTTGGGGCGGTAAAACTTACCCAGGTTTCTGGTAAAAAACAAAAAGACATGAACGAGAAAAAAGTGACCGGCAAGTCAGGCCCATATTTCAAAGGTCTAGACTCAAAACAAAAAGAAAAAAAAGAGTCGCAAATGAAGCGTCAAGCCGAGATGAGCGATTCAGATGCATCAGCCTATAAACCCATGGCTGGCGATCTGGATAAGTCAGGCAAATTCAAAGGTTCAAAGGTCAAGAGCTCATTTACCAAGGAGGTAAACCGGGAAATGAATGAGACCCAAGTTTGGAGATTTGGGGAATGGGTAGAGATTAATGAATCAAGTTCAGCAGATACTTCACTAAAGGCAAAAGCCAAAAAATACGGTATATCATTTGGTATTCTTAAACAGGTATTTAACCGAGGTATGGCTGCCTGGAAAACAGGCCACCGTCCAGGTATGGGTCAAACTGCCTGGGCCCATGCCAGAGTAAATTCATTTGTTACCAAATCAAGCGGAACTTGGGGCAAAGCTGATAAAGATTTAGCCCAAAAGGTCAGAGCATCAAAGAAAAAGTAATCCATAACTATGCAACACGTATTATATTATAAAGATTTTTTAATTACTGAAGCCAAAAAACCCAAAGGCTCGCCGGACTGGCATGACTCAAGTGCACCTGATGCAAATGGTAAATTTAAAACGCTTGGAGTTAAAGCCCTGGCTAGCTGGTTAATCAGAACCAGAAAAAGGGACCTGCAAAAAATTACTGGTAGCATTAACCAACAGGTTGTGTTTAACCGTAAAAAAAATCCAGATTATGCAAAAAAGATGGAAAGTGTTAGAGCTGAAGTAAAACGTCAACTTGGTAAAAAATAATAAATGATGCAACTTCCATTTCAAGAAACTAGGCTAGCTGACGAGGTTTTTATCAGGGTATTTAGCGCAGAGCTTGACCGTACTGAACTTACCTGGCACCGAGATGACGAGGACCGTATTGTTGAACCAGTAGGCCAAACTGACTGGCTTATTCAATTTGAGAACCATATACCTAGCGTCATAACCCAACCAGTCTTTATCCCCAAAGGCGAATGGCACCGATTGCTGCAAGGCACTGGCGAGCTAACTGTTCAAATCACAAAAAAAGGGAACCATTAACTGATTCCCTTTAGACTGTTGTAAGTGACTAAACTTATGCAACTACCTTGCGACCGCGTACTTTATCGTACATGCGATTTACAATTTTAGTGTTTTGGTGACGGCCATTTACTACTCCACTTACATAAGTAGGGGTAACATTCAATTCAGCAGCAATTACCTGATTATCTCCACGACGCTTGCGGCTAGTGATGATTTCCAATTTTTGTGGAATTGACAATTTTTTGTAGCTAGCACCTTTACGGCTATTAGTACTACGAGAAACAGTTGCAACTACTGGAGTTGATACTGATGTTGCTGCAACTTTGGTAGCAGACTTTGTTTTTGATGTTGACTTTTTCATCTTTTTTGGTTTAATTTAAAAAATTATTACTTGGTTAAAGTACCTAATCCTTTTTAAAATTGGTCGGCCTAGATAAATAATCAAAATATTTCTTTAAAAAAATGGCACAAATCAAACAATTTAAACAATACCTAATTCAAGAATCAGATTCTAATGAAGATAAACTTGCAAGGCTAAGACGTCTTGGGCTAGAAGGCGAAGAACCATTTGAAACACGATACCAAAAAGCATTAGATGAATGGGGTAGCGATCCTGAGATTAGTGCAGCAATTGACATATTAACTAAAAAAACTGGCCTAATTATAGATAAATGGATTGACTTTGCGGACGATGAAGATGTAAGTGAATGGGAACAGATCCGTGAATGGCTTTATTCAGATACGTCAGTTGATGATATGGGCTTTTTTGAATTTATCGTAGCAAACGGGCTGACCGACTAAAACCAGGAAGTATCTAATAGTACAAAAGATAAATAATATCTAGAAAATAATTACCAAATAATATAATGACAAATCGAATAATTAAAAGCTACACAGGCTGGTTACTTGAGTCACTATCTCTAAATGAGGCAATCGACCAAGCAACTATTCAGGAAATGGCTAAGAATCAAGACCTTGAAGGGCTTTATAAAATACTAATTGCAAATGACGATGAAGTATCAAAGGCTCTACCTAATTACTTATCAGTAATGGAATGGTGGAAACGAGGCGGTGCTGATCTTAACTTATGGAAAAGTTTAGTAAAAACTGGAGGTTCTGCCAAATCAGATAGAGCAAATTCTGCCAAAAGTATGTATTTTTGGATGGGAGGTTTTATTGCTGGTAATAAACAAACAGCAACAAACGCATCAAAATATAACTATATTTCAAGCGTTGAATCATTGGTTAATGCAATTCCAGCAACAGCTGCTACTATTTCAGCAATTAATCCAAATGATGCAAAATTCAAACAGGATAATACTTCAAAAACCAATTTAACTAATCTAATTACTGGTTGGAAAAATGCAGCTGCTATTGCTGCTGAAGTTTCAAATTTTGTTAAAGTAGTCAAAGGTAAAGGGCTTAATCTTAATCAGGCTAGTTTAGACATGATCGTTCCATCAAATTCAATATCTGGATATTTCATATTAGATGGTGCTCAGGTTCCGTATGCTGACTATCTTAAAAAATACGCTGAATATGTAGCGGCAAATGGTAAAATAAATGGATTTGCAAATAGCGTATATGGTACAAGTATTGCAACCTGGCTTACTAGAGCAGGTCAGTTAACCCTTGATAAAGTAAAGGCAAATATTCAAACGTTAACTGCTTCACTTAATGACCAGGCTACTATTTCTCAATATTTTACTGCAAATAATACAATGACTCCAGCCAATAAGAAAATAATTATGGAGGCAATTGATGCAAAAGTTAAAGACCATATTGCAAGAGTTGCTAAATCCGCTAAACCTGGAACACCTGAACTTACTGCTGATCAAGCAATTAAGCTTGCAACTAACTTATCAATTGTACCAAAAGGCTCAGCGATTACAGTACAACCATCAGATACGCCAGCTGCCCCAGTATCAACGACACTAAACGGAACTTTTCCAGAAGCAAATGGAGACTGGAATTCTGACGGCCTTAAGAAGTCAGTTAATTATTTTCCAGACGATTCAATTGATATTAAACCAGAAATGCAAACTGAATTAAATACTGCCGTTAAAAATGCAGTAGACTTAATTACAAAAGATGGTGGTAAAATTACAGCAGTTAGAGTTTGGGGAACATCTTCTACTAGTATTGTACCAAGTTCTTATGATAAAGCAACTAAAAAACCTGCTGGAAAAGATTGGACAACTCAAAAGAATGTTGATCTTTCGCTTGACCGATTAGCCTCTTTAAAAACTGCACTTACTTCTGCATTTACCACAGCCGGCGTTGATGCTGCAATAATTAAACCAGCTGATGCAAATAGTCAAACATTACCAAATAACGGCGATCCAGCAGTTAAATGGAATAAAGAGCAATATGCAAATAGAGCAAATGATCCAAAATTGCTGGCTGATTATAATGATAAATTCGGTAAATACCGATATGCATTCGGCCATTTTGAAATAGATTTTACTAAAACCACTACAACAGTTGAACCTACTACTCCAATTGCAACTACCTCTTCTAATTGGGATGTACGAATTGGATGGGCTGATGAATCTATCTCTATTAAATTACCACCTATTCCAGGATTAGGTACCAGCACTGGTAAAAAAGCTCCAGGTAGAACTAAAGTTATGGGATGTCCTAAATTTTAAAAAGTATTAGCGACTAACCCAACTCCATAAAAGGCCCAAGATTTAGTTTTTGGGTCTTTTTTTATG